GTCATGGCTCGCGAATCTTAACCGGGTGGGGTCTTTGCATCCCTGATCCACCACCACGCCCCTATATTTCCACCTCATTTGCAAAATCCCAAATGCATGGAGGTGGCTCGCCTCATCCACCACCGGCTTAGGTGGGTCATACTTGTAATACACCGCCCAACCGTTACCGCCTGCGCTCCGATGATACGCCAATGCTGTTATGTTGTTAGGTAAAACCGGCCGCTTTGGTATGCGCTTGGCTGTGTCGCTTTCTTCCCGCACCATCTGCGCCACCTGCTCCGGGTCTAATGTCTGTTCCTTCCCATCTATGTCAATGCAGATTACTGCCCACTGCCTGCGCCCATCAACCATGCGGCGGCGATCCCAAAAAACACCACTCGGTGTGCATCCTTGCAAGGTGGTACTTTTGAGTGTGCTCTTGCGCTTTGGGTCTTGCTCGCCTCTGATCTGTGCCACTGCCCCGCTCCACTTGCCATCCCTGATGGCTTGCAGCCAATCAACAAAATTTATATTTCGTCTGGGCTTGCTGCTGCTGGTGCCGCTGCTAAACATAGAAAAGTGAACCGCCGCCGCTGTTTCTTGCCCCAATCCTTTATATTTTTGCATTGCTTCTTGTTGCTGTGTTTATGTGCTTTCCTGTTATATGAACCTCCAACCAACCAACGACACCCGCAATGCTCCAACATTTGCGGGTGTTGTGTTTTTCTGATCAACCATCGCTCACCGCTCGCCGCGTAAATTGTTGCAATGAATCGGCATCAATGGTGACTTTGCACCTTTTGCCGTATTGAAGTGCTTTTAATTTCCCTTCCCTGATCAACCGGTAAACACTGGCACGGCTCAAATTCAATGCCTGCCCAACCTCCTGCGGAGTGTACCTCAACTGTTGTGCTGTCTGTGTCATTTATTGCTTTTTTTATCTTTCCCCAACATCTTGCGCGCCATCTTCGCCCACTCCACGACAAACTGCCCCAATATCAACTCCTTGCTTACCCCAACTCTTTGGGCATAGTCTTGCAATGTTTCCACCTCATCCCGTGGTATGTGAACCGTTAATGCTTCCAACGGCTCCGCTTCTATTGTGGTGCGCTCTTGTTCCATGTGGGCAAATGTACGTCATTGTTGTTGTCTGCATCTTGTTTGGGTGTGTTACTTTTCCACAAAAGTGGAACATTTATGCACAGTTTCTCTGTGAAAAAAAAATGTAACATAAACGGTCAACCGTGCGCTGGTGTTACATATATATGTATATTTGCAATGTCAAACAACCACCACCAACCATGAACACCACCACCACCACCACCCCCGCCCCAATCAATGCGCTTTATTTGCGTGTTTCAACTCACAAACAAGGTGCCACGGGTCTGGGCATCGAAGCGCAGCTTTCTGCCATCGCCGCACGAAATCTCACCGGCAAAGAATTTATTGAGGTTGAATCGGGCAAAAGAAATCGCCGGCCACAACTTACCGCCGCAATCGAATATGTAAAACGCACGGGGGGTAAATTGATCATTGCAAAATTGGATCGCCTGGCACGCAATGTGGCCTTTACTTTTCGGATCAAGGAGGCATGCCACCGCAATGGGATTGAGGTCGTAGCCTTGGATATCGCCGAATTTAACACCCTTAATGTCGGTGTGGTCGCGTTAATGGCTCAATGGGAGGCGGAGCGCATCTCTGATCGCACAAAAGCGGCACTTGCTGTATTAAAAGAAAAGCGGGGCGAATGGCGGTCATGGTCGGCTGCTTCTGGCTCCTGTGGTGCCGGCACTGATGCTCTCGCGAAAAGTGCGGCAACGCGCCGGGCATGGGCTGCTGATTGTCCTGCACGAAAAAAGGCCGCTCTTACCGCTTCGCTGATGGCAAAGAATGGCAACTCCCTGCGCGCCATCGCTCGCACCCTTACCGCCTCCGGCTTCGCCACTTCTGTGGTCTCTGGTGACTGTGACGCGGAGCGCACCGGAGCTTGGTCGCCGATGCAAGTAAAACGGATGCTCGCCACCTTCCACCCCGAAACATTAACGCTGATCCCACCGAAACAAGGGCGGCCACGCCTGGCCACCGCATGAACACGCACGCAAAACATCTCATCGCCTCAACACCTATCAATGTGGGTGCTGGGGTGGTGCCTGTTGCTGCATGCATCTGCACAACCTTCACTCCTGCGGGTGCTGTCTGGGATCTGTTGATATGGGATCCCGATGCGGCATGCGGTTTGGATCTGCGTGCGCTCTGGGATCATCAATACCCGCAATGGTCGTACTTCCTACGGATGCAACAGGATGGCACCCCTGTGCCGCCGCCGCTGTGATCGCCAACCATCAACCATAAAACAACGGCAACTCTTGCGGGTGGGGATGGTCGGTCACTAATTGGACAAACTGTTGCAACACCTCACCGCTGGTGATGGCCTTTCCTTCATAGTATGTGCATGTGGCTGCGCTGATCAACTGCGCCGCCTCATCCGCCGGCATCTGTGGTCGCGCTTCAATAAACCGCAATAATTGTGGCATGGTCGTGATGCTATGCCCCCTCATCCCTGCCCTCCGTTTGGCTCAATACAATTGTAATGGGGTGAATGTTCCGGAGTGCTAATGGGTCTCCATCACTTGTGATGTCTATGGCCTTTAATGTGGGCACCACGAATTTTGCCAACTCCAATAACAGCCGTACCCGCGTGGCTGGTGCCATCTTATTCAGGTCATCCCGCATGCGGTCTATATTCTCATCCAGGAGGGTGTGGAGGATCTCCCGCACCTGTGCTGTCGTGCGGTTCGGAACGCCTGGTTTACGGCCATGGTGCGGCCTCGCTGCTGTCGCTGTTGGTGCGGTGTCCTGGGTCATAAAGTAGGCAAAAATAACACCTAGGTGTTACATATGCGTACAACAGTCAAACTGTAAAAAAAGTGCAAAGGTGTCACCGTGTCACCGTGTCACCAAAAAAACCCTTATAGATATTATTGATACCTTATACAATAGATACAACATATATTTGCGTTCGTGTCTATTGTTAGGGTGTGTTATATTTCCTATACCCCTAAAAATGGTGACACGGTGACACCCCTAATGAAAAAACGGCCTTGTAGTATGTTTAGACGCTGATTTTTGCGGTGTCACCACTTTTTTTCCGGTGACACCACTGAAAATGAAAAAACGGCCTTGTAGTATGTTTAGACGCTGATTTTTGCGGTGTCACCACTTTTTTTCCGGTGACACCACTGGTGACACCAAACGCGAAAAGGTGTCACCACTTTTGAAAAGGTGTCACCACTTTTTGAATCGGTGACACCTCTGGTGATACTTTCTCAACGTCAATAATATTGCTCCGCTTGTGTTACTTATTAGGGGTGCTCGAACACCCCCGCTATTCGGTTCTGCATGGTTTATCCATAATGGACAAACCCTCCACTTTTGTATGTATGTCTGTGCGCTCGTGCTGTGTGCCGGTTCAGTTTTAGAGGGTTTATCAATTATTGATAAACCCTCCACTTGTTTGCGCCGCTGCATCCTTCTGGGCTTGCAATAGGTCTGCAAACTCTTGGGTGAATGTCACCACCCATGCCGGGCTTTTTCTGCTCGTGCCAAATTCAATGCTTGTACGCTTGGCATGTCGTTTGGTGAATCCCTGTCCCTTTAACCAACTGCCCACGCGTGTGGCATTTGCTGTGTACTTGCCGCCACTCATCTGCTCAATCTGCTTGCAGATCCATGTTGTACTTACTTCAATTAAATTTCCCTCTGTTTCGGGGAAAAACGGCTCCAATTGCATCTCCTGATCCACCACCTTTGCGCTGTGAAACATCTGGCGCAATATATCAACCTCCCGGCTGGGAACATCAAATTTGCCATCTGTCATCTCTTTAAGCTGTGCCACGTCATCTCCCAAATGCCATCCCTGTGGATCTGCTTGGTACACTTGCAACAGCTCCGAAAAAAGGGCATCTCGGTCTATGGCCTCCATCGCTACGAAGTCAACCCCCGATATTTCCACGGGCAACACCCTGCGGTTTCCGCTGTCATCGCTCAAAAGATCAACGCGATTTGTTGTGCCACAAAACACCGCTCGCCTGGGCATGTCCTGCTCGAACCTGCCATATGGAACGCGGTTTGTTATGGTGGTCTTACTTAAAATTTCCTTCATCGCCTCAACATCCTTTTTGCTCTTGCCGCCCCACTCGTCATCGCAAATGATCAACTTGCGGCTCAACAGAATCATACTATCCTTGCCCTCCTTCAACTTGTCCTCGCAATAATATGGGGACAAAGAATATGGCAACAGCTCCCGAAAAAAACGGGTCTTGCCAATACCCTGCGCGCCACTGAACACCAAACACAATACCGAATGATCGCCCATCATGGCCGCCGCGATACCCACCAACCACTTACGCACCAACCTGCGGCAAAACTCCGTTTTTTCCGCATCTACAAACGACAAACAGTCTATCAATGCATCAATGTGGCCGCCTTCACCGTGCGTGCCTTCTACGCGCTCACAATAGGCTAAAAACGGGTTATATGCTGGTGTGTTCTCGCTTTCTACAATGGTCATGGCCAACTCCCTGCTTACCCCCTTTTTGAATGATCCATCGAAGTGCTTTTTTGCCTGCAACAGCAAAGTGCTAAACAACCGATCATCCAACACTCTACCCTCCCACTCATACCGCTGGGAGACGATATTATATTGCAGATCATGGCCACTAAACCACTCAACAACATCCTGAACACTGGCCTTGTTCTGATCCTCGCCTTTGCGCCACTTGTCTGGTCTTTCTGCAATGTGCTGTGCCAATTGCTCCACCTGTTCCAACTCTTGCTCTGTCGCTCCTTCATCCTTGGCCACCTTCACAACAGCTTGCACAACATCCTCTTTTGACTTCAATCCCCCCACCTGTCCTGCGCTCGGCATCCACTTTACTGCATGCGTGTATGCCTTCTGCTGGTGCGTGCTTCTGATCGGCACTCCCACCACTTGCGCCATATGGAAGAAGGTGCTTATCCTTACATTGCGGGTGTTCTTTATTAGATCCTGCCACTTTTTTTGCACCGCTGTGGTGTCGTAATATGTTGTATTTAATTGCGATAAACGGTCAAAATACTGCTCCCCCTCGGTGCCTATGTCTGCCAATGCTTGCCCCATCTTCAACCATGCATCATATAAATTCATCCCTCTGGCCTTTGCATACTCCGCTTGCAGCTCCAACCCGTGCCGCTCGCAATGCTCCACAATGTATGCCACGTCATTGCACGCCTGCCAATGCTCATAACTCCCAACCCGCTTGTGATCGGGTGCCGGCGGTGTTGGTGGCTGCGCTCCTGGTTCCTTCGCTTTTTCTGATGGTGTTGGTGGCTGCGCTCCTGGTTCCGGTGCCGGCTTGCTCTGATCCTGTGCGGGTGCATGGTCGCTATATGCCACCTGTTGTGCTGAAAGATCGCACCACCATGCCTCCGGGTCATGGCTCGCGAATCTTAACCGGGTGGGGTCTTTGCATCCCTGATCCACCACCACGCCCCTATATTTCCACCTCATTTGCAAAATCCCAAATGCATGGAGGTGGCTCGCCTCATCCACCACCGGC